AACGGCCCCAACCAGCAAAACCATTACTGTTCCCTGTAGAGGCGTGGGCGGGAGTTTCCGGCCCCCCCTCTCTCCGGCCTCCAAATCTGCGTTCTGTGGCTTTTTCCCCTTTCCCTATTGTTTGGGTAGATGAACTTCCGAAACCGCGTCAAATCGCTCCGTAGCGTGCCTGCGAGCGACCTCAGGCCCAACCCGAAAAACTGGCGAACCCATCCGGCAGCCCAACAGGACGCACTGCGGGCTGTGCTGGCCGAGGTAGGGCTGGCTGACGCCTGCCTTGCCCGAGAACTTCCAGACGGGTCTCTCATGCTGATCGACGGCCATCTCAGGGCCGAGACCTTGGGCACAGGCGAGGTTCCTGTGCTGGTGCTCGACGTGACCGAGAAGGAGGCCGACAAGATTCTGCTACTGCTTGACCCGTTGGCGAGCATGGCTGGAACGAACGCGGCGGCACTCAACGAGTTGCTGCGAGGAGTCGCTACTGGTGAGCAGAGCCTCGCGGCGATGCTTGAGGACATGGCGGCCAACGCCGGGATCATCCCTGTTGAGAGCAGCGAGCGCGACGAGGAGAAGCCGAAGGCGACAGAGTGCAGATGCCCTAAGTGCGGTGCTCTTGTGGAGGGCGACGAATGAAGATTGCCAACAGAATCATCGAACTGAGGAACGTCAAGGCGGCCGAGTTGAAAGCGAACCCGCTCAACTGGCGAACGCATCCAGAGAATCAGAGAGCTGCGGTCACGGAGATGCTCGAGGAGGTTGGCTTTGTCGACGCACTGATTGCGAGGCAGGATGAAGGCGGCGGGCTCGTCCTCGTTGACGGGCATCTGCGGGCAGAGATTGCCGACGATGCGATTGTGCCTGTGCTCGTGCTGGACGTTTCGGCATCAGAAGCCGAGAAGCTGCTGCTGACGATTGACCCGCTCTCCGCGATGGCCGACCTTGACAGGGAGAAGCTTGATTTCTTGCTCTCACGCGACGAGACACAAGGCGCGGCGATTTCTGCGCTGAAAGACAAGATGGCTGACGCCGCTGGGTTGCTGACCAACAGAGAGGCTCCCGAGACAAGTTCCGGCGAAGTTGAACTGACGGACTTTGTTTTTGCGCACCAGTGCAAGGAATGCGGGTTTGAGTTTAACTAGCACGAAGCCCGAGTGTGCATGGACGATTGCAGACCTTGCTCACGTTGAGCGACGCGGGATTAGCGTCATGTCTACGTTTGCTTGCGGCGGCGGCTCGTCGCTTGGGTACAAGCTTGCTGGCTGCGATGTGATCGCGGCGAACGACATCGACCCCGAAATGGCTTGGCACTACAGAAAGAACATCAACCCTAAGCACTATTTCTTGTGTCCGATCAGGGACTTGCTGCAGGCCGACTTGCCGAGCGAGTTGTTTTCCCTGGACATCCTTGACGGGTCGCCTCCGTGCTCAACGTTCAGCATGGCCGGCAGCCGCGAGGAGGCTTGGGGAAAGAAGAAGCACTTCCGAGAGGGCCAGGCCGAGCAGGTGCTTTCCGACCTGTTCTTCGACTACCTGGAACTTGTGGGAAGGCTGAAGCCAAAAGCGGCGGTGGCCGAGAACGTCAAGGGAATGATCCTTGGAAACGCGAAGGGCTACACAAAACTTGTGATGGAACGCTTCTGCGAACTTGGCTATCGGCCGCAGTTGTTTCTTGTGAACGCTGCCGATTGCGGAGTTCCGCAGCGGCGCGAGCGCGTGTTTTTCTGTGCGGTCAGGAACGATGTGAGCGACAGACCATTGAAGCTCGAGCCGAGGCACCGGTGGGTGTCGGCGGGCGAGGCGTGCTCAGACTTGGGCTGCTTGTCGGACGAGGAGCGAGACCATACTGCACCGGCGGCGTTTGACCTCAAGTGCTGGCACCGCACGAAGCCAGGGAAGTCTTATGCTGACTTTGTGAAGCGGTCCGAAGGAAGGCTTTCTGGATTCACGATCATGCGGCTCAGCGGAGCGATGCCGTCATGCACATTGACGGCGTCCGACACGGCGAGGCATTGGAGCGAGTGCCGACGCCTGACGTTCCGAGAACAGAAACGGCTTGGATCATTTCCTGACGATTACGCGGCGAAGGATGATAGGATCGGAAAGTACATGATCGGCATGAGCGTTCCGCCTCGCATGACCGAGGCCGTTGCTCGGGCTGTGACTGACCAGTGGATTCAACCGAAGGACTGAACGATGGGAAAACGTGGCCCCGCACCCGAACCGTCGATCCTCAAGTACATCAGGGGAAATCCAAGCAAGGAGCCGCTGAACACAGCCGAACCGACGCCACCGCTTACACCACACGACTTTCCGCCGCCCAAGACGCTCGACGGCAAAGCGGTCGAGGTGTGGAAGGACTCGGTGCAAACGCTGTCGCGGATGCGAGTGCTGACCGAGGCCGACGTGCCGACGCTGACGCGGTACTGCATCGAAACGGTTCTCTACCTTGCGTGCTATGAGAAGGTGAAGATCGCGGGCGAAGAATACACGCACTGGGAGCCAGACCCGAATCGCACTGACGGGAAACTCCGAATCAAATACACGCAGGTGGCCCCCTGGGCTACGCAGATGCACCGCCACCACGCTGCGATGCTGAGGATCGAGCAGGAGTTCGGCATGACGCCGAGCAGCAGGTCACAGGTGTCAACGACCAATGGCAACGAAGATACAGACCCGGTTGCCGCCTACGCTGCGAAGCGACGCCGCTCGTCAGGGGCTTGACTACTACTTCGACCCCGAGGCTGCACAGCACGCCGTCAACTTCTTTGAAGGCTGGCTGCGGCACAGCAAGGGGAAGCACGCGGGCAAGCCGTTCACGCTGCTTGAATGGCAGACGGTGATGGTCGGCGAGTTGTTTGGCTGGAAGCGGCTGGACGACCACACCCGCCGCTTCCGCGTGGCCTACATCTCCACAGCCAAGAAACAGGGGAAGTCCACGCTGCTGGCTGGCATCGGTCTGTATCTGCTGGTCATGGACGGCGAGAACGGGGCCGAGGTGTACGGGGCGGCTGCGGATCGCGAGCAGGCTTCGGTGGTCTATCGTGAAGCCGCGAGCATGGTGCGGGCTTCGCCGCAACTTTCCCGCGTGCTGGAAGTCATCGACTCCCGCCGCACGATTGCCTACCGCAAAGAGGCGTCGTTCTACCGCGTCCTTTCAGCCGACGCGTTCCGTGCGGAAGGCTTGAACATTCACGGGCTGCTCTTTGACGAACTCCACGCCCAAAAGGACCGCAGGCTGTGGGACGCGCTCAGGTACGGCGGTGCAGCCCGCGAGCAGCCGCTCCTCGTCTCGATCACGACGGCGGGCTACGACCGAAAAGGAATCTGCTACGAGCAGTACCAGTACGCGAAGGCGGTGGCGGCGAACTGGAAGCACGACCCCACGTTCTTCTCTTGCATCTACGAGATGGAGGAGGAGGCCGACTGGAAAAGCCCGGACGTGTGGCCCCAGGCGAATCCGTCGTGGGGCGTGACGATCAAGCCGGGAGACTTTGCCCTTGATGTGAAGGAGGCCGAGCAGTCGCCGACCAAGCTCAACTCTTTCCTCAGATACAGGCTCAACACTTGGACCTCTTCCGATGTTCGCTGGCTGTCACCAGAGACGTGGCAGCAGGGAGCCGTGCCGCTCCGCGACTTTGCCGACCGGCCTGTGTACGCGGGGCTTGACCTAGCAACCACCTACGACCTGTCGGCTCTAGTGCTTGTCTGCCCGGATTCGGAAGACGGGAGCATTGACGTGCTGCCGTTCTTTTGGATTCCAGAGGCGAACGCCGCCGAGCGAACGACCCGCGACAAAGTGGACTACCTCGGCTGGATACGGGACGGATTCATCAAGGTGACGGATGGAAATGTGACCGACTACACGGTGCTACACCGCGACATTTCGCAAATCTGCGAGCAGTACCGCGTGCGGCAACTGGCGGTCGACTTGAAGTTCAACGGCCAGATGCTTGCCAATATGCTGCAAGGGGACGGGGTTGAGGTGAGAGGCTATCCACAGGGCGGCCGTGCTATGAGCGCGCCTGCCCGCACGCTGGAGAACCTTCTCGCCAACTCAAAGATCAGGCATAACGGCCATCCCGTGCTGTCGTGGTGCGCTGGGAATGTGGCTGTCCACGAGGACAGATTCGGAAACATTTACCCGAGCAAAGCAAAGTCAACGGAGCGAATCGACGGCATTGTGGCTTTGTGCCAAGGCATCGGGAGTTGGATCGGAAGCGAGCAGAAGCCGAACGAGACGCCCGAAATCTTCTTCATATGATCGCACCGAACCAGCAGCACCGAATCCTGTGGCTCCCGAACGAGGAGCGAATGTTTGACGATGATTCGCCGAGCCACTCGTCGGCCGGCGTGCGGATCAACTCAAGCAACGCCCACCAAGTCGCGGCGGTGTTCTCTTGCTTGCGTGTGATCGCGGAAACCGTTGCTGGCCTGCCGCTCCATGTGCTTGAGCGATCAGCGGGAGGCGGCAAGCGGATCGCTAAAGAACTCCCGCTCTACAAGCAACTCCACTCGCAACCAAACGGCTGGCAGACGAGTTTCGAGTGGCGCGAGCAGGCTGTGATGCACGTTGGCCTATGGGGCGATGCTTTCAGCGAACTTAAGGCGGGACAGATTGTTCCGCTCCATCCGAGCCGCATGAAGATCGAGCGGATTGAAAATGGCAACCTCCGCTACAAGTATCGGGAAGAAAAAGGCACCGAGACTCCTTACAACAACGATCAGATTCTCCAGATTCGCGGACCGTCCGATGACGGCGTGAACGGGCTCTCGATTGTTGAGGAATGCAAAGACGCTATTGCACTCGCCCGGGCTTGCGAGTTACACGGGGCACGCTTTTTTGCGGCCGGTGCTCGCCCCGGGTTTGTTCTTTCGACCGAGGGCCAACTCAACGCCGAGGCCCGCGAGGCACTCCGATCTCAGTGGGATCGGCGGCACGGCGGCGTCGGCAACGCTCACAACACGGCAGTCCTCACGGGCGGACTCAAGCCCTACGACATTCCGCAGGCGAGCAACACCGACAGCCAGTTCATCGAACTACGCCGCTACCAGTTGGAGGAAATCGCGAGGCTGTTTCGCATTCCTGGTTCGCGGCTCGGCCTTGCTCCCGACACTCCAGAGGCCGACATCGCGTTCGTCACGCACTGCATCATGCCGTGGCTGCGGCGATTTGAGTCGGCGTTCACCCGCGACCTCATCGGCGACGATGACCGCTACATCGTTGAGTTCGACGTGAGAGGCCTGCTTCGCGGCGACGCTGCCAGCCGCTCAGCGTTTTATCGTGCGATGTGGGACATCGGCGTTGTTAGCACGAACGACATTCGAGCGACCGAGAACCTTGACCCGGTGGAAGGCGGCGACGTTCGCTACCGCCCGCTCAACATGGGAACGCTTGGAGAGAATCCAGCCGCGACCGACGTGCTGGCACAGCAGCAGAAGGGCAGCGGGATTGACGGGCAGGCTGTCGAGGGCGGCCTCGACGCCGCGGCTACGGATCAGCCAGCACAGCCTGAGGAGCCACAGGTCGCCGATGTGTCGCTCAATGGAGCGCAGATCACTGGCCTCATTGCCATCATTGCTCAAATCCCCGCCGGCCTGTTGACCAAGGAGGGGGCGGCGGCACTCATTGCTGCTTCGTTCCCAAGCATCTCTGCTGCCCAAGTCACGGCGATCCTCGCGGGGGTGGTGGCTGGCAATCCCGCAGGCAGCGTGCAGCCTCAGCAGGCCGCTCCTGCCCCAGCCGCACCGCTTGGCCGCTCGCTGCCTGAGTCGCGGGCGATGACGGTCAGTATCGACTTTGACAGGACGTTCGCGGCCGACCCGCAGATGTGGGGCGAGTTTGCTAAGCAGGCGGTCGCGGATGGCAACACCGTCGTGATGATTTCTCGCAGGCCAGAGTCTGATCGAGAGGAGGTGATCTCATCTCTCGGCGACTACGCCGAGTTGTTCTCGCAAGTGCTGCTTGTGGGTGGCGACACGCTCAAGGCTGACGCCGCCGACGCGGCAGGGATCAAAGTGGACGTGTGGGTAGACGATTCTCCGCAGACGATCAAGAAGGCATCTGATGGCGAAGTATGACCACATCGACTTTTCGCCTCCCGGCGGCGTCCGCGATGAAGCCGCGAAGGGGCTGGCGTGGAGAGACGAGTTCAACCGTGGCGGCACGGCGGTTGGCGTTGCCCGCGCCCGCGACTTGTCGAACGGCACGAACATCTCACCCGATACCGCGAAGCGGATGGCGAGTTACTTTGCCCGCCACGCGGTGGACAAGAAGGGCGAGGGATGGAGTCCAGGCGAGGACGGATTCCCGAGCGCTGGCCGAATCGCATGGGCTTTGTGGGGCGGCGATCCGGGGGAAGCATGGGCGAGCAAACTGACTAAGCAGATTGAAGCAGCAGACAACAACGGCAGGAGCACAACGATGAACATCGAACGACGTTCACTTTCCATTGACGAGATTGAGTCCGACACCCCGCTCCTCCGCATTGAGAGCCGCAGCGAGGAAGACAGCGACGATTCTCGCGAGTGGGTTGTCGGCTACGCGGCGAAGTTTGGCGTGCTGTCGCTCGACCTTGGCGACTTCGTGGAGCGGCTTGACCCTGGTGCTTTCAGCCTCGTCTCCGAGCGTCGTGGCCGCAAGAAGCCGCTCCAGACGCGAGCACTGTGGAACCACGACCCGAACTTCCCGCTGGCCCGCTATCCCGAGACGCTCAAACTCACCGTGGACGAGGTGGGTCTGCGGTATGAGTTCCCAGTTCCCGACACGTCCTACGGCAAGGACATCGCCGCAAACATTAGGGCCGGAATCGTTCGCGGCTCGTCCTTCGCGTTTCAAGTCTCGACTGGCGGCGACGAGTGGAGCGTGGAGGATGGACGCAGTGTGCGGACGATCAAGCGTGTTGATTCCTTGATAGACGTGTCGCCGACTACGTTCCCGGCCTACCCCGACTCGGACGTGGCGGTGGCGAAGCGGTCCTATGACGCGTTCCAGCGTTCGCAGTTTGCGAACAGCAAACGCTGGGCGGTCGTGGCTGACCTGCGGCGTCGCCTTCCAGAGATTCACGAGTACCTGAAAAAGCATGGCCGCTAAAACGGGCGATCACTGCCCGAAATGCCGCGACGGCAAGCTGCTTGTCGCTTCAAGCCAGCAGCAGGGCGAGTACCAAATCAGGTACTTGCGATGCCGCTGCTGCGGTGCGACTGACAAGCACATCCTCGCCGCCAACGAGATTCGCCGCACGAAGGTGGCCTAAGTCTTTTACTCTCTCGCTCACCGTTGCTGGATGGGTGTGGGGGGCGAGCCCTAGTTTTGACCGTAGGCGATGCGTCCGCGTCGCCACGAATCGCACTAGGAGAGAATCGCCGTGGACAAGATCAAGGCACTGCTGGACGAACTCGCGAAGGTCACCGCTGAGATTCAAGCCGCGATGGAAGCCGAGTCGGCTCCCGCCGCCGAAGGCGAAGGCAGCGACCCGGCTGCGATGGCTGCGGAGGAGAACTCGCTCCGCTCGCTCGTCGCCCGTGCCGATGCGATCAAGTCAAAGATTGACTTCCTTGAGACCGTTGCGGCCAAGGAGAAGGAACTGCGTTCGGTGCTGGAGCGGTCCGCTCCTGCCAAGGCAATCGAATCCCCCGTGGCGAAGGAGCCAACTGTGGAAACTCGTCAGTACGCTGTGCCGAAGGATCATGGCAACCTCCGTGCGTTCCGTGACGCCGAGACTGCCTACCGTGCCGGAATGCACCTCAAGGGTTATGTGTTCGGCGATGCCGATGCTCGGCGGTGGTGCAAGGATCACGGCGTCGAGTCGCGTGCTCAGGCAGGCGGTATCAACAGCCTCGGCGGTGTGCTTTCTAGTCCTGAGTTGAGCGGAGAAATCATTAGGTTAGTGGAAGAATTCGGTGTCTATCCGCAGTATGCCAAGCGGGTTTCGATGAACAGCGACACCCTCGTTTTCCCGCGACGCACGGGCGGCCTGACCGCTCGGCCCGTTGGGGAAAATGTCGAGGTATCGGCCAGCGACGTGACGTTCGACAACGTGGAACTCAACGCCAAGATTTGGGGCGTTGCAAACCGCACCCCGAACTCGCTTCTCGAGGACTCGGTGATCAACCTTGCAGACGCAATGGCTGTCGAAATCGCACAGTCGTTCAGCGAGGCCTTTGACAACTCGGGCTTCATCGGCGACGGCACGCTGTCTTACCACGGGACCACGGGCATCTGCACGAAGATTCTCCAGTCGGCCTATTCGGCGAGCGTCGTGACTGCCACGGGCAACACGACCTTCGGCGACCTGACCATGAAGAACTTCACCGACCTCCTGGCTCGGCTCCCGCTCTACGCTCGGAACCGAAACGCCCGCTGGTTCATCTCCCCGGCTGGCTGGGGTGCTGCGATGCTGCGGCTTGCCATGCTCCCCGGCGGCTCGTCGGGTGCTGGCGGCAACTCCAGCGACAACGTGGCGGCTGGCTTCGGCGAGACGTTCCTCGGCTACCCGGTTACGCTGGTGCAGCCAATGCAGTCGGCCCTCACCGGCACGACCGGCACGGTGGCTGCTCTGTTCGGCGATCTGTCGCAGGCTGCTCTGTTCGGCGAGCGTCGGGCCATCTCGATCAAGACCGCCAGCGAGCGGTACATCGAGTTCGACCAGACTCTGACCTTTGCAACCACTCGCAACGCGATGGTCGTGAACGACATTGGCAGCACGACCAAGGCCGGTCCTGTTGTCGCCCTCAAGTTCGGCTGATCCTGACACACTCCTAGGAGATTTTTGTTCCCATGAATCACGTTGCTGCTAGTAAGAGCGTCAGCAAGGCCGAGGTGGCAGTGCTTTCGTCCGCAACCCACTCGCTGGAAATCGACACGCTCGGATTTGCCAACGCGTCGATTGACGTGCTGTTCAGCCCGTTCACCGCCGCATCGCCTCCGACCACCGCTGCCACCGTGCTGCGGGTGGCTCAGAGCGACACGAGCGGTTCCGGTCAGGTCAACATCAGCGGGTTCGTTGCTGGCACGGACTTCACCGTGGCTGCTGGTGTCACCGCGACGGCTTCGGTGGGATATTCCCACCGCTTCGACATCGACCTCCGTGGCAAGCGACGGTATCTCACCGTGTTCGCGACCCCGGCCTCGACGTGCGGCGTGATCACGTCGTGCCGTCTTAGCAAGGCGGAAGCGGGCCCGATGAGCGCGTCCGAGAAGGGCGTCAACACGCAGGCGGTCGGCTGATCCACTTGACACGACGAGCACAGTAGACGGCGGGGAAGGCGCGAGCCTCCCCGCCGTTCTCACTTTCTGGAATCAAGAAATGCTCGTTCAAGTTGGCGGATCGTCGGTTGAGGTGCGGTGCGAGGCGATCCTGAGCGGGCCACGCTTTGGGCCGCTGATCAACATCTTCGGCTTCATCGAAGCGATGATGCCGCTTCACATTCGCCCCACGCTTGGGCAGGGTGCGTTCTGGAGCCAAGTGCTCACGCGGATGCTTGAGAAGTTCGAGCCGACCACGGAATACATCATCACGCTGGACATGGATTCCTTCGTGAGCCGCGAGAACATCGAGCACCTGTTCGCCCTCGCCATGACGTTCCAGTGTGATGCGCTCGCGCCAATCCAAACCAAGCGGGAGGACGGCAGGCCGATGCTTACGCTGCTCGACACGCTTGACAACCCGCCCGAAGGCGGCGTGACGCAAGTGCCGAAAGAGTGGTTTGGTCACCCAGTGCAGCAGGTGGACACCGCTCACTTCGGCTGCACGATCATCTCGACCGCCGCCTTGCGACGCATGGCGAAGCCGTGGTTTCACGAGCAGCCCGGCCCTGACGGACGGTGGGACGAAGGAAGGACAGACTCCGACATCTCGTTCTGGAGGCAGTTCAAGGCGTGCGGCAACCGCCTCTACATCACGCCGCGAGTGGCAATCGGCCACGGCGAGTACGTCATCACATGGCCTAGCCAAGAACTGGGGAAGCCTGTGTTTCAGTATTGCAACGAGTGGCAGGAAACCCGCCAGCCGCCAGCCTCTGCATGGAAGGTGGATTGAACCGTGAAAATACGGATGCTCCGACCCTACGGTGCGTACAAGCCGGGCGAAGTCCTCGACCTCCCAGAACGGCAGGCCGAAGGCCTCGTCGCGTGGGAGTACGCCACCGAGGTGCGCGACTCGCAGCAGACCTTGATTGAGACAGCCAGCGTCGAGCCGGTGGCCGAGACGGCTGACGTGACGCCGAGGAGACGAAAAAGATGAGACGCTACCGCAGCCTCAAGCGACTGACCGCCCCGGCTGCGGAGCCGATCACCCTGGCCGAAGCCAAGGCTCACCTCCGCGTGGACACGACGGCCGACGATACCCTGATCACAGGGTACATCACGTCGGCCCGCGAGTGGTGCGAGGACTACATCGACCGGGCACTGGTGTCGCAGCAGCTTGTCATGCGGCTCGATGCGTTCCCAGCCGAGATTGAACTGCCGCGTCCCCCGATGGCGACGGCGGGCACGGCCACGGCGGTGTCGGTCACCTACACGACCGGCGACTCGCTGGCGACCGCGACGCTCTCGACAAGCTCCTACCGCGTGGACCGCGACTCCACGCCGGGCGTGATCCGCAACATCTACAACGGCTCGTGGCCGAGTCACTTGCTCGACCAGAACTCTGTGTCGGTCACATGGTGGGCAGGCTACGGAGACGCCTCCAGCGTGCCGCAACGTGCCAAGACGGCCCTGCTCATGTGTGTCCACGAAATCTATGAGAAGCGTGGCGGCGGCGAGATGCCCGATGCCGCCAAGCGGCTGCTCGACTCTATCGCCTGGGGGTCATACACATGACGCTCGACGGGCGGGTGAACGTGGACGTGCTGTTCCACGACAAGAACGGCACGTCCTCGATCAAGGTCGTGACGCTAAACCAATCTCAGGAATACCCTGACGGCAAGGTGGCTGTGGTAACGGGAACGGCTGGAACGGCGGCTGTGAACTTCGGCTCCATAGGGCAAACGACCTACCGAAATGCGGCAGGCCAAGCGGTACTGATGGACTCCGTGGAGCGAGTGATCTTCACATGGAGCGGCGACTTCCCGAGGTCGTTAGATGACTACGGCGACACGCAGTTCTATATGCAGTCGGTTAGAGGAATGCCAGCCGTGACGTACTACCCGGCATTCATGCCAGCGATTCAGATGTCTGCCGGCGTCGGCACGGGGACATACAAGATCATCCTCTGCGAGACTTTTAACCCGTGAGCATCGAAGGACGCATCAGCGTTGACGCGACGTTCCACGACAAGAACGGCGACGAGTCGCTCAACGTCGTGAGCCTGAGTGCATCGCGTGAGTACCTGACGGGCACGGTGGCTGTGGTCACCGGCACTGTTGGAGCGTCAAACCAAACTTTCCTGACTGACCCTTCAACGTACAGAAACGCTGCTGGTTCAATCGTCTCGTTTGAAAACGGCGTGAGCGTGATTGCGTTCATCTGTTCCGCTGAGGCGCAGTTGTCGGAGGTGTCTGGTTCGGCATATTCCCGCGTCATCGCCAATACGCCTGTCGTGCTGCATCCAGAGCAAAGCGGCATCGACGGCTTTACCATCCGAACCAACAGCGGGACAGCAACCTACACGGCGGTGATGTATGGCCCTTGATGCCGGGACACTTCGCGAGCGAGTGACGGTGCAGCAGGCGACCGAGACGCGGAACCGCCTCGGAGAATCTATCTCCGAGTGGGCGACGTTCGCAGAAGTGTGGGCCAGCGTGAACGGTGTGTCGGCTCGCGAGTACCTTCTGGCTGGTCAGCAACAGGTTGACATTTCGCACCGTGTGAAGATGCGATACCTCACGGGGCTC